AACAATAATGATGTTTTGGATATGGCACATATTAGCCATTTGTACAGTAATAGCCATATCTTTTGGAATAGGCTATACTGTAGGGGCTAAAAATAAAAATGTAGATGTTTAGTCTTGTTCAGAATACAATGTTTGTGAGTATAGTGCTAAAATAAACATAGCAATACCTAACAATGACAAAGTACCACATAGAAACCAATTATCGTTCATAGGTACTCCGTTATATCCACCGTCAATTGCGCCAACAGCGCCAATTAACATAAACGTGCCTAATATAGAACAAATAATTGTTAAATATTCTAATAGTTTTTTCATAATGTTTTCCTTTACTTTAATTAAATTTTTTCAGCATTCCATCAGAATACCAGATTGATTTATATGTTGATTTGCCGTCAATCCCTTTTCTTGAATATTCTGGTCCTCTAATTGCATAATCCCAATGATTTAAAAATTTATCAGCACATATAAACTTTTTAAATGCAACTTGAGCACTTTTCAAAGTATTATAGGGTCCTTTATAGTCTGTTATATCAGTTAAACCGTCAATTGATAAATGTAGTTCAGTAACATAAAAATCTTTCTTACAAAGATATGGATTTTTAGATACAAATTCAGTATTTTTCATAGTTTTTGTCCTTTTTTATTTGTTTATTATAGTAATATTTTTCCTAATAGAAATATTGCAACTATCATAGAAAACATTAATATAAAAAATGAAGTAATCATAATTAACTATATACTATACTATATTTAAGGGAGAGTCAAGAAAAAAATGAAGGGAAAAGTGAGTAAAATCAACAGGTTAGTAATATTTTTGTTCATATTTTGTTCTATTTTCTTGGTTTCTTGCGTAAAATTGCAAGAATGCCATTGGGTTAATGATTTGGAACGAATCGTAAAACAAGTTGCTCAAGTTTCTTGTAATTTTTAATAAATATAAGACAACAAGGAGGGAAAAATGCATTGTCAGAATTGTGGAAGAGAATCCCATTGCGGAAAACCCAAAAACGAAATGTTGGAAGCAAATAATGTTGAAATTTGCAAGTATTGTCGTTGTGATGATTGCGCTTTACCATTAAATGATGAAAGTTTCCCTGGACAATCGGAAAAAAAATAATGAGATATGAATATACAGTAACAAAAGATGACGGAACCGCTGAAATTATGCAAGCGATGAGTTTTAAGAAATTTAAAAAAAGTTTATTAATGAAATATCCCAAATTTAATGGATATTGTACCTATAATAACAAAAAAGGTAACTTACAAAATAGGAGTTTTAAAGATGGCAAGCTCAATTGATAGTTTAGTAGAGCAATTAGGTAAATTAACAGTTATTGAAGCTGGAGAATTATCTAAAAAGTTGGAAAAGGTTTGGAATTTGGATTTAGCGGCATTAACTTCAACACCTGCACCAGTAAATGATGTAAAAGAAGAAACAAGTTTAGTTAAAGTGATTTTAACAGGATTTGCACCAGGTAAAAAGATACCTATTATTAAAGCAATTAGACCTATATTAGAATTAGGGTTAATTGAAGCTAAAAACTTTTCAGAAGACTTACCTCAAGCAGTTAAAGAAGATTTAGACAAAGAAGAAGCAGAAAAACTTAAACAAATATTAGAAGAAGCTGGTGGAACAGTAGAATTAAAATAAAGTAATGCCAGCAGTAAGTAGAAAAGGAGATGAATTAGCAACAGGCCATATTTGTGCCTCAACAACTATATTAGATACTCCTACTCAAAGTACAGTTTTCGCAAATAGTATTTTAATAGCAAGAAAAACAGATAAAACTATATCACATCCTTTTCCACCATCACCTCCTTGCGCTCCACACGTTGCTGTTGTTAATGTAGGTTCTTCAACAGTTAGTGTAGTAGGATTACCCATTGCAAGAATTGGTGATAGTACAGACGCAGGACAAATGACTAAAGGATCAGATACAGTTTTCGCTGGGTAGACGTATAAATATTGTATATGGCACAATCAAATCAAGCATTTTTAGGAAACTGGACTCCCAGTGTAAAAAGTACTAGTACTAAACAATCTAGGAAATTCAAAGATATAGATTTGGATTTTGGTAGAAATATAGTTACTAATGATGTTAATACTGTTGAAGATGTTATAGCAATTAAAAGGTCTGTAAAAAATTTAGTACAAACAAACTTTTATGAAAGACTCTTCCATCCTGAATTAGGTTGTGGAGTAAGACAACTTCTTTTTGAAAATTATACACCATTAACAGCAATATTTTTAAAAAGAAAAATAGAAGAAGTTTTGGTAAATAATGAACCAAGAATTTCTTTAACTTCAATTATAATTAATGATGAAACTTTTGAATCAATGAATCCAGGTATTACTGAAGATATAGATAGCAATAGATTACGAGTAGATATACATTTTTATATTATAGGCATTTCGCTTCCACAAATAGTTAATGTACAATTACAAAGGTTAAGATAAGATGTCACAACATAAATTACAAATATCAGAATTAGATTTTGACGCAATCAAAGCAAATCTAAAAACATTTTTACAAAGTCAAACACAATTTCAAGATTATGACTTTGATGGTTCTGGACTTTCAATTCTATTAGATGTACTATCTTACAACACTCACTATTTGTCATATATTGCTAATATGTCAACTAACGAATTATATTTGGATAGTGCTGATATTAGAAATAATATTGTATCATTAGCAAAGATGTTAGGTTATACACCTACATCACCTAGAGCACCTAGAGCGTCTATTGATATTAAATTAAATAACGCAATTGGTTCATCTGTAACAATGCAGAAAGGAACAGTGTTCTCAACTACAGTTGATAAAATAGAATATCAATATGTAACAAATGAAGATATAACAATTACACCAGTTGATGGTATTTACGAATTTAAAAATGTTACACTTTATGAAGGAACGTTAGTTACATTTAAATATCTTTATGACGTAAATGATCCAGACCAAAAATTACTTATACCAACTAATACAGCAGATACATCAACATTAAAAATTACAGTTCAAAATAGTTCACAAGATACTACACAAGCAGTTTATAGTTTGGCAGGTGGTTATAATAGTGTAGCATATGATTCAAAAGTTTATTTTATACAAGAAACAATTGATGGAAAATTTCAAATTTATTTTGGTGATGGTGTAACAGGTAAAAAATTAAGTGATGATAATATAGTTATTATGGAATATGTTATCACTAATAGAACAGATTCAAATGGCGCTTCAACATTTGCATTAAATGGAAACATTGGTGGTTATACAGACGTTACTATTACAACTGATTCAAATTCTCAAGGAGGGTCAGAAGGTGAAACAAATGAATCAATAAAATTTAATGCACCTCTACAATACACAGCTCAAGATAGAGCAGTTACAGCAACTGATTATGAAACGTTGGTTAAATCAATTTATCCAAATGCATTATCAGTAAGTGCGTGGGGTGGTGAAGATGATGAAACTCCACAATATGGTGTTGTAAATATTTCTATTAAAGCGGGTTCAGGTTCTACGTTAACTGATACAACGAAAGCAGATATTGTAACTCAATTAAAACCTTATAATGTTGCTTCAGTAAGACCTGTTATAAAAGATCCAGAAACAACATCCGTATTAGTTACTTCAAATATTAAGTATGACGCAAAAGCAACAGCAAAAACTGCTTCAACTATAAAAGCAGATGTCTTTACTACACTAGCAAATTATAATACAGAAAATTTACAAAAGTTTGATTCAGTATTCAGATTTTCAAAAGTTACAAGTTTAATTGATGAAACAGATGATAGTATTTTATCAAATATAACAACTGTTAAAATAAGAAAAGATTTTACACCAATAATTTTAACAAAGTTTAAATATAATATTTATTTTAGAAATGCAATATATAATCCACACTCTGGACATTTAGCAGGTACAGGTGGTATATTAAGTTCAACAGGATTTAAAATTAAAGACAATGATAACGAATTCTTTTTTGATGATGATGGAGCAGGTTATGTAAGATTATATTATATGGCTAGTGGTGTAAAAAGTTATTTAAATACAAAACAAGGTACAATTGATTATCTTTCAGGTGCAATTACAATTGACTCTTTAAATATTGCTAGTATAACAAATATTGGAGGAAAAACTTCAACTATAATTCAATTAACAGTAACACCAAGTTCTAATGATATTGTTCCTGTTAGAGACCAAATTGTAGAAATTGATGTTGAGAATTCAAGAATAACAGTTACCGCTGATAGTTTTGTAGGAGGAAGTGCTGAGGCAGGTGTAGGATACACAACTACTTCCAGTTACTAATGACAAATGGCAAAGTTTAATGATAAAATTTCAACAATACTTAATAGTCAACTACCTGAATTTATAGTTAGCGAACATCCAAAGTTTGCTGAATTTCTTAAAGTCTATTACCAATTACTAGAGTCTGCTGAGTTATCAGTAACTTCTGTTAAATCTACAGAAGGTATTTTATTAGAAACAGAAACAGCACAAGCAAATAATTTAGTTTTAAATGCAAGTGCTATAGGTACTGCAAGAACACCACTTGACATAGGTGATAAAATTATTTTTGAAACTTACTCTGGTACTGAATATGGAAAATTTACTCGTGGAGAAATTATAACAGGCCAAACATCTAATGCAATAGCAACAGTTTTAACAGAAGATTTAGATAGAGGTCGTTTATTCATATCTGGTCAAAATAAATTTATAAAAGGAGAACTAGTTGTAGGTGGGACTTCAAATGCTTATGCAACAGTAGGTAATTATAAACCCAATCCTGTAAATAATATTATTGACCTAGTTAGCTTTAGAGATCCAGATAATGTAATTAGTAATTTCTTATCAAATTTTAGAGATGAGTTTCTTGCAACATTACCAGATACATTAGCAAATGATGTTAATAAAAGAAATCTTATAAAAAATATTAATTCACTTTATCGTTCTAAAGGTACAAATAAAGGACACGAAATATTTTTTAGAATATTATTTAATGAAGAGTCACAAATATTTTATCCTAGAGAACAATTATTAAGAGTATCAGATGGTAAATTTGATACATTAAAAGCTTTAAGATTACTTCCAGATGTAGGAGACACAACACAATTAATTGGAAGAACAATTACAGGTTATACTAGTGGTGCCTATGCAGTTATTGAAAATGTTGCAACGTATCAAATTGGTGAAGATACTGTTGCTGAATTTATATTAAATAGTGATTCTATGCAAGGTACGTTTCTAGTTGGAGAACAAGTACAAGGTACGGCTTCTGATACAGATGACTTTTATATTAAAGCAACTATAACAGGAATTCCAGGAACAAAAGTAATTACAAATGATGGTACATTAAATACTACAGCTGATATTCTTTCACTTGTTGCAGGTGGTACTGGTGCTGTATTTGCTATTGATACAATTGGTGTAGGTGGAGTTACAGAAATTGTAATTGATAATAAAGGAACGAATTATCAAGTTGGAGATGTTTTAAATTTTGATAATACTGACACAGGTGGAATACAGGCAAAAGGGTTTGTAAAAATTGTTAATGGTGGTATTATTAATGAAGATGATACAGGAGATAAAATAACGTTAGAAAAAGGCATAATGTTAAATGACCAATATTTTGGTGATGTTATTATGCAAGAAAGTGGTGAAAATTCTGGAACAATTGAAGATATATTTTTATTACAAAATGGTTCAGGTTATTCTACATTACCAGGTGTTACTGTAACCTCAGCTACAGGTTCAACAGCAACTGTAAAAGCGTGGGGTGATGATATTGGTAGAATTACAAAATTAAAAACAATTGAATTAGGAAAGAAATATGAATTAGCACCTACACCTCCACAAATAGGATTTTATAATAGTTGTATTTTGGTAGATATTCTAGGATCATTTAATCCAAATAATACTGTTACTAGTTCTAGTGGTGGAAATGGAATAACAGATAGGTTTAATAATGATAAAGGATTATTAAGAATTAAAAATGTTACTGGTACTTTTGCTGTTGGTGATACAGTAACATCACAATTAGGTAGTACAGCAACTATTAAAAAAATTGACGCTACTAGTGCTTCAATTAATGTTGTTTCAGTTGCAGATACGGATGGTAAATTTATTAATGAAGATG